GTTGGTGCTAATCTTGCATCGCTGAATGTAGGTGGCAACGTAACCATTGGTGGTAACCTAAGCGTTACCGGTACTTCTATTAGTATTTCTGGTAATAACCTGTCAATTACTGACAGTATGTTGTATTTGAACCAAGGCGTTCTTGCTACTATTACAAACGTTTCTGGTAATGGTTCTGTTGTTACATTTACTGCCAATAATAACTATTCTTCCGGTTGGGACGTATATGTTACTGCGGTAGACCCAAGTTCTTATAATGGAACCTATACAAATATTCTAATTGCAAATGCCACTCACTTTACTGTTGCTAATACTAATACGGCTACATATGTATCAGGTGGTACTGCTCGTGGTAAGACAGATATCAATCCAGACATCGGGTTTGCTGCCGGATACAACGACGGAACATATCATCACACAGGTTTCTTCCGTGATGCGACAGATGGTCGATATAAAGTCTTTGATAGTTATCTACCAGAGCCAGATACTTCACCGTTCATTGATACAGCGAATGCTAGCTTTAAGATTGCTGACTTCCAGGCAAATACGCTTTATGCAAATTCAATCTATGCAAATGGATCTTTAGGTACTTCTGGTCAAGCTCTTGTATCTAACGGTAGTGCTGTATTCTGGTCAAACAATCCTGGATATACTGGTTCTGCAGGACCAACAGGTGCTCAAGGTCCACAAGGTGTAACTGGATTTACTGGATCAAGAGGCACCGATGGTATCATTGGTGTTGATGGATATACAGGATCCCGAGGCGATACTGGTTTTACGGGATCTAAGGGAGCAGATGGTAGCTTTGGTGGTGCCACATTTGATTATACGTTTGACACTAGTACTTTTGTTGGTGCGAGTAGTGCTGGTAAATTACAGTTCAACAACGCAAACATTTCACTTGCCAACACAATGTTCATCGATGATGAGCAAGATGGTCCTTTTGACATACAGACGTTTCTTAGAACGATTGATGATAGTACATCAACAATCAAGGGCCACTTTAGAGTTTCAAATAAGTTCGATACAAATGATTTTGCCCTATTTACAATATCGTATGTGACAGAACAGGTAGATTATTTCGAAGTCGGATGTTCTTTTGTCAGTGGCACAGCAACATCATTTACTAACCAAGAAGATGTCATCATCACGTTTGCGAGAACAGGCGACAAGGGTGATACGGGACCTCAAGGACCAATAGGCTTCACCGGATCACTGGGTGCTCAAGGACCGCAGGGAGCTCAAGGCCCACAGGGGGCTCAGGGGCCTATAGGCTTCACTGGGTCGTTGGGAGCTCAAGGCGCACAGGGTGCTCAAGGACCGGCTGGAGCACAGGGTGCAACTGGACCTCAAGGTGTTGCTGGCTTTACTGGATCTGCTGGTATTCCTGGTCCTACTGGGCCTCAAGGAGCGACTGGTGCTCAAGGACCACAGGGTGTTGCTGGTGCTCAAGGACCAGCAGGTGCTCAAGGACCTCAAGGAGCGACTGGACCACAAGGTGCTCAAGGACTTACTGGCCCACAAGGTGTTACTGGCCCACAAGGAGCGCAAGGAATTACCGGTGCTCAAGGAGCACAGGGTCCTGCAGGAGCACAGGGTCCACAGGGAGCTACAGGTCCACAGGGTGTAATAGGACCAATGGGACCAACCGGACCTCAAGGAGCAACTGGTCCACAAGGAGCTACAGGACCACAAGGAGCGATTGGCTTTACTGGATCTGCTGGTATTCCTGGTGCACAAGGACCAACTGGAGTTCAGGGTCCGCAAGGAGCAACTGGCGCTCAAGGACCAATTGGTTTCACAGGTTCGTGGGGTGGAACTGCTCAAGCTAACGTGAACATGAATGGTTATAGCATTAATAACGCTAACTCTATTCAGGCTACAAGCACATCTATTATAGGTGCACATCGCAAATATTATCTTGGCGCATTGGGTGCATCTGGAACACAAGCTAGGCGACATGAAATTGCTAGACTTTACATTGATTTTAATGATTGGCACGGTGCTGGAACTACGTTTGTAGAACTTCATAATAACTACTATTACGGCGGTGATTATCAGCGCTGGGCAATTTCTTATGACTATAATAACGTAGATTGCAATCTTATAGCAGGTGTGTCTCCTCGCGGAAGACATGCTCGTGTAACATGTAGTTCTCCAACTCAAGTATCTGGCGACTATTATTACATTTCTGTTTATGTTGATGTAATGTATTATACTTCATATCAGACTTATATTGAAACAAGTTGGCCAGAAGTTACTTCTCATGGGTCCCATGGAGGTAATATACTTGTATACCAATCACCATCAGCTACCAATATTTCTGACTTTACTGCTCCTACAATTGTTTTCACAAACAACTCATTACAAAGCGGCACTGACGTTCGTGCTCCTATCTTCTATGATAGCAATAACACGGCTTATTACTTAGATGCAGCTAACACTGGTACATCTCTCATTACTGCCGGTGGCATCTATGGAGCTGGGCAAGTTCGTGCTGCTGGTTGGTGGGGTGATGCATCCGCAAGTGCCACCGGGTTAGCTATTGAAATTGGAGAAAACGGCGGCCGTGGATATGTAATTTCTTACAGTCGCGATGCTGCTACTTATGGACCAGTGTCATTTGAGGCTACTGACTTTACTTTTACTGGTATTAGCGGAGGTTACGTTGGTGTTAATACAAGCGTGCGCGCACCTATTTTTTATGATAGTGATAACACATCATTCTATTTAAATCCAAATGCTACTGGAGATTCTCTCAATGTAGCTGGTCAAATTATTGCGCCTACTGGAAGATTTAGAAAAAGCCAAACTGCGGGCAATTATACTACTGCAGCTATCTGGACAGAATCATACGATAATACCGCAACCGGAATTGCATTCCATATTAGTGGTAATGTTGGTAAATTCCTTGAAATGCGTACAGACCAAATCCTTTATTGGAATGGTACATTAAACACAGATGCGATGATTTCTCCGATCTATTATGATCGTGATAATACTGCTGACTACATTGATGCTGCTGGGACGTCTCAACTTACAACTGTCGAAACTTCGGGAGGAACTGGCTTTCGTTCGTTTGCAAACGGTTCGGCGTCTATTTCCAGTCAAATATATTGGGCTAGTGCTGCTAACGATCGCGCGTGGAACTGGCAGCTTGATGAAAATAATGATGCAGCTCTTTGGGGCTATAATGGTACGGCGTGGAATAAAAGAACCACTATCAGCCAGACTGGTCATTTAAGAATTACTCATACTGGAGATAAAACTTTAGACTTTGTAAGAGCGTCAGCAACTACATTTTCGATAGAACATGATACATCTAGAATGTATTTTTGGAATGGCTCAAGCACTATCTTAGCATTCTTAAACAACGGCGATGTCGGTGTTAACACAGGTAATCCATCACACAAGTTTCATGTAGTTGGAACGGGGTTTGCTTCATCAGACCTTCGCGCGCCGATCTTTTACGATAGCAATGACACTGCTTATTATGTTGATCCGGCTGCCGGCACTAATCTTGCTGGTGCAATAACCCAATCCGGACCCGGTCGCACGTCTATTGTAGGACCGAGCGATTATGATACGCGCCTAGGCTCTAGCGACCTTTGGTTTTGGTTTAAGAGCATTGCTGGAAATGGAAGCAGCGGCTATCCAGGGGCTATTCAGTTTGGTCGGAATGATAACGTATTTAGTTGGCCTATTGTCCTCAACCCACGTGGCGGGAATGTAGGCGTTAACTCTTATTCCGCGGATTATACACTGCATGTTGCTGGAATTGGGTTTGCTTCTACTGATTTTCGCGCACCTATCTTCTACGATAGCAACAACACCGGTTTCTATACTGATCCGGCCAGCACTTCTGTACTTAGTGCATTAACTGTTAATGGCGGCGCCGTTTATCGTGGTGACTGGACAACAGAATTTCAATCTATAAGTGACTTTACTAATGGTACACTTGTCACTACAGATATTCCTGCTACAGGCTTTGCTGGGGATAGTTTTATTATTGAAATTACTGGTAAGAGTTACAGCGGTAACCCATCGACAAAGGTAGTTGCCGAAGGATATTTGTATGACAATACTATTATCAACTATGCTGGTATTTCTTATGGTGGTCCTTTTGCCTCATATATTAGAGTATTCGAAAATGGCGGTGTTCTAAAATTCTGGTGGCCTCGTATTAGCTATTGGAACTCGTTTAACGTTCGTGTTATATCCATGGACGGTGCATCTAACGGAACAATTACTCGCAATCGTGTAACAACAATTACTGATAGCACAGAACCGTCAGGTACAAAGAAACAAACAATTACTCTAGCAACTAATATGCGTGCAGATATATCAACTACAAACAGTGTTGATGTTCGTGCACCAATTTTCTATGATAGTCAAAACACCGGTTATTACTCCGACCCGAATGGCAGTTCGCGTTTAGGAACAGTAAATGCTGATGAAGTATATTCTTATGGATGGTTACGCAACCACGAATCGGGAGAGGGCGTCTATAACCAAGCTACTGGCCAGCACTTCTTCTCTGATAGCGGGCAAGGTTGGAACATTGCCGGCGGCGGCACATACGCATGGCTAAGGTTGCGTCCTAGTTACTCGGGTTCGGTGATGGGTTATCTATATGCTGACACCAGTAATAATATTGGTTTCCTCAACTCAGGTGGAAACTGGCGTGCACGTGTTGTTGGTGGCGATTACTTCCTTGTTGAAGGAAGTTCTGCTCGTGCTCCTATCTTTTATGATAGTGACGATACGAATTATTATTTTGATGGTCGTAGTGGAACTAGACAAGCAAGATTCCTAACTGTATCTGGCGGTCAGTCGGGTTCTGATGGTAACGAACTGGTCGTCGGTGCTACATCTGTACAGTACTCTCTCAAGGATGGCAATCAACGCTCTATTATCCAAGCTCATGGTGCATATCCAGTTTTATCTCTCAATCATACCGTTTCAAACGCAGAACACGGTCCGACAATTCAGTTTACATGTAATGGAACAGGGAGTCAATTTGTAATAGGAACCGGTGGCACAGGCACAAGATTATCTATGGGATATTCAAGTGCATCTGACTGGAATCCTCATAATGGTATTTCCGGTTATAATGGTACTTCATTCTTCGAAGCTACAACATCTGGCTTTATTGGAATTGGTGCACCCGGAGACTGGGGTGCGTATGGTGATGGGCAACCAGCATATCACCTTCACTTCAAAGGCAACAACGTTTCTACAGGAGGATATGCTGCTGTATTCCAGAATTTATCCAATGCTGTTAACGGCGGCGGTTTTCTATTCCAGAATGACTTTGGTAATCACTCGTGGGGGATGGTGTCTGAGTTTAGAACAGTTTCAGCTTCTGATAGACCGTCGATTTCCTTTTCATGCAATCAGACCTCTACAACATGGTCAATTGGTTATGTTCAGGTAGACGATAACTTTAGAATTTCACAAAACCACGGGCACAGGCATAGCAGTTGGGGTACTGCAAGACTTCTTATTGATCCTAGCGGAAATTTGTTCTCATATGTTTCTACGCGTTCTCCAATCTACTATGATAGTGATAACACCGGTTATTACGTTGATCCGGCGGGCACTGCTTCGGCAAACTTTGCAGGATACACATATTTTGCTAACCATGGCGGCGGTATTGTTGGTAATTACAGTTCATACCGCTATCAGCTTGTATGGGCTATAGGAGACTCATATAAAGGTTCGCTAGATGGTACTAGTGTAGCCGGTGGTTATGGATTGTGGTTCTCACACCCGAATGCTGGCGGTGTTGCAGCAAATCTTTCAACACATGGCTTAATGCTAATCCAAAATGGCTCATTCATGGCATCTCTAGACCCGAGTATGCGCGCCGTTAATGATATGCGTTCTCCAATCTTCTACGATCTCAATAACACAGCGTTATATACTGATCCTTCGAGTACGTCCGTGCTCAGTGCACTTACTCTTGGTGGCCGTAGTACAACCAACGCCGTTTTCTATGCTGGGTTCACGCTTGACGCAAACACCATGCCAACAAATAGCACAGGGTTTACGTACTCTGTTAACGCACCGTTTACCGGACCAATTATGCGGGTTGGGGACGGCGGATACGATCTTTGGTTCAATGCACCTTACGGCGGTGGAGGCAGACTTGCTTTCCGTACGCGAAACGGTGACACAGGTTCAATTAATGCGTGGCAATATCCTGCCCTTTACGATCAAAACGTCAATGGTGGTGGAGCTCTATACGCTACGATTTATTATGATCAAAATAATACAGCTTATTATGCAGATCCAACAAGCAGCAGTCAATTCAATCTTGTATTCGCTGATAACTGGTTTAGACCACAAGGTAATACTGGTATATTATGGTCAACATATGACCGTGGGCTTTGGACACCAGAAGGATCAGGCAGTCCTTACGGAACCGTTGCAACTTACAATGGCGGTCGAAACGGTTGGCACGGATATGCTATTGGTTCACGCCACTGCTTCATGTCGACAACTGGCGATAACGTAGGTGTCCACGATACAGGCCGTGGTTGGATCTGGTATTGGGATGGTTCGTATACACAGTGGCCGCACGGATACTCGTTCTTTGGTGGATCGGCAAGATCTCCACTGTTTTATGATAACGACAATACATCATACTACGGTAACTTTGCCGGCACGTCTGTTATGTCTTCTATCGCCCTTGGCGGTGCTGGATCTGTTCCACAAGGTGCATTGTGGATCGCCGGCGAAATCTGGATGTCGGGTAATAATAACCGAGTAGCGTTTAGCACGGACGGAAGTACTGATGGCACACCTAACGCCTCTATCCGTGGCAGTGGTACCGGTGCTGGTGACCTTGTTGTTCAGAACTGGTCGGGATCTGCTTCGAATGATAACTTCTGGGTGTTTGGTGCGTCAAGAGATGCAGCATGTGCTGGTAACATTACAGCTTATTACTCGGATGAGCGTCTCAAGACTAAAACTGGCAATCTTGATAATGCACTTGCCAAGGTCAAATCTCTTGAAGGCTTTACCTACATTGAGAATGAGCTTGCAAGATCTGTTGGATATAATAATAGCAAACAACAAGTTGGTCTCTCGGCTCAAAAAGTCAAAGCAGTTCTTCCTGAAGCAGTTGCACTTGCTCCATTCGATTACGATCCACAAGATGATGGAACAATTCTGTCTAAGTCTGGTGAAGAATATCTGACTGTAGACTACTCGAGACTGGTTCCACTTCTCATTGAAGCAATCAAAGAACTTACAGCCAAGGTTGAAGCATTGGAAGCTAAATGATAGTTACCACAACCAACACATCTTCTCAGACAATCGATACTTTCGATCTTCCGACTGAGAAGATTGTCAACTATAAGATTCACGTCACAGCGGGTAATACTTATTGGTACACCACGCTGGACGTGAATCACAATGGTATCACTGTTTCTGAACAACAGATTGCTCTTGCAGCAAATGGAGTTACACCACTTGAACTGACAGTATCGATTGCCAATAATGTTGGTATTGTGAACGTTACTCCGACTGTAATACCATCATCATTTACAATTGATCGTCAAGTGATTGCATCAAATCTTTACTCAGAGAATACTCTCTCAGGTAGAAATATTCAAACAACAGAAGGTCTTGGTATTTTCTTTAGTGGTGCAAACAATATTAGTATTCGTCAGGCAAATAACAATCAGTTTGTGCATGCAAACGCTTATGTTACTACAGACGTAATGGGTCCAATCAAAACAAAGAATAATCTTCTCACTAATTGGACTTCTGTAAATGGTAGTATTTTGTCAGCTAATACAATTATCTCGTCTGGCCAAAAAGATAACTGCCAAACTGAAGAGATCTCTGTATTACCAGGAAGAAGATATATTCTCACTGGTAATGCATACTATACAACAGATCAAAACTATTCTGCACAACTTGAGGACAGAGATACAGGTCCTTCGCGTATTGAGGTTGGTTCGAACTTTGGCGATAATGACTATGGAGGATATATTGCCACATCAACAGAATCATCATTCTCTGTAATCTTTGCGCCAACTACAAATAATGTTTATGTTTCAGCCGGATTCGGTGATATTAACAATAGACTTTATATTGAAAGTTTTGAAGTAAAAGAGTATGTGCCATTCCATACTTACAATCAAGACGAAGGCTCAATCTATATTAAATGGAATGCAGTTGCCGCTGATAATACAATATTGAGTCTGAATTCAAGTGTTGCAAACAACCGAGTCTTTGTTGATGGTTCAAATAACATCTTCATAAATACTATTAATTGTGGTGCTCAGCAAGTAACAAATAAGATTGCATTCAGTTATAATGCAAATGGAGTTATTGCAAGCCGTAATGGTAATGCAGTAGTTACATCTACAAGCGTGTTAAATAAGCTTATTGCCAATGCCGTATTTGCATCAGTTCCTTCTGAATTTGCATATATGTCAAGCACTCTCTCAAATACTCAATTGGTAGTTTTGTCGAATGTCTAAAGATACAGTACATTATTTAAATCCTGTTTCTCTGAAAAGTCTGGTAGCCAATGGCGTTATTGGATCTTCAGGCCAAGCATTGCTTTCAAATGGAACTGGAATCTATTGGGGGTCGGGTGCTGGATTTACCGGATCAAAAGGCGACAAAGGTGAAGACGGTATCTTTGGTGGTGCAGCGTTTGACTACACTTTCTCAACGGCAACAACTCTGTCAGATCCTGGTGCCGGCCAACTCAAGTTTAATAATATAAATTTGGCTGTTGCAACTACTCTTATCATTCACGATGAAGACGATAATCTAGTTCCAATCATTAACTTCTTACAAACAATTGATGATTCGACATCAGCTATTAAGGGTCACTTCACAGTAACCGAGAAGGCTAATACTGCTAACTTTTCTCAGTTTTCTATTACTGGTGTTCATGTTGATGGCATAGCAAGCTTTCAGGTTCCTATAGCTTATTTGGCCGGTGCAACATCTTTTACAAATGGTCTCGATATTATTATTACGTTTGCAAGAACTGGTGATCGTGGTGATACTGGATTTACTGGATCAAGAGGTGATACTGGATTTACAGGTTCGCTCGGTTTTACCGGATCAAAAGGTGATACAGGATTTACAGGCAGTCAAGGTTTTACCGGTTCTCAAGGAGACATTGGTTACACCGGTTCGCTTGGATTTACTGGTTCACAGGGTGATATAGGTTATACTGGATCTGCATCTACAGTTGCCGGTCCTCTTGGATATACTGGTAGCCAAGGATACACTGGATCTCAAGGAGCAGGATTTACTGGTTCTCAAGGTATTACTGGCGCCCAAGGACCAGTAGGTACTCAAGGTCCGACCGGTCCGCAAGGTTCCACAGGTCCACAGGGATCTCAAGGTGTTGTTGGAGCACAAGGACCATCTGGTATTACTGTTCAAGGACCACCGGGAGCCACAGTTCAAGGTCCAACTGGACCAATGGGTCCTGCAGGTCCTCCTGGTGCTACAGTTCAAGGTCCAACCGGTGCACAAGGTCCAGCAGGTCCTCCTGGTGCTACAGTTCAAGGACCGCCAGGTGCTACAGTTCAAGGACCAGAAGGACCAATGGGTCCTCCAGGACCACCAGGTGCACAAGGGCCAGTAGGATTTATTGGATCTGCCGGACCACCGGGTGCTACAGTTCAAGGTCCGGCCGGTCCTCCTGGTTCTACTGTTCAAGGTCCAACTGGTCCAATGGGTCCTCCAGGACCTCCAGGTTCTACTGTTCAAGGACCGACTGGTCCACAAGGCCCAGCGGGTCCAGCAGCACTTCCACAAAATCCAACTGGAACAACATACGGAAATGGTGTAAGTAGTGTACCACCGTATCTATTGTCACAAGCCGTAGGTGATAATGATGGTTGGAGATTGTACGGAGAATCTCCTGCTACAAACCAAGTACGTATGGTATTTGAGCTTGTTGATGATATTGAAGATGCTCTTGCAGATCAGTGGGCTTTTAGAAATAAAAGAACATATACTGACTATGTAGCAAGAAACGAATTTTTCATTTCTGGTACTGGATACAGTGAATCTCGAATATCTAGTAGAGCTCCTATCTTTTATGATAGTGCTAACACAGAATTTTATGGTGACTTTGCTGGTACTTCTAACTTACTTGGGCTAACTGTTACTAACACTATTACTGGTAGTATTACAGGAAATGCGGGAACAGCGAGCAATCTTACATCTACACGCTCTAACTGGGGGAGTACAAGCGTATTATCAGCTGTAGTTGGTCAACTCGCTTGGAAGAACTACAGCAGTAACCATACTATCTTTGATGCATCGGCAAGCACTTCTCCAGATGGCGGCTCGGTCAATAATACTAATGCCCAAATAGCTTGGAGTGGTACATACCCAACTCTTATGGGTTGGAATGGAACTAATACTTATGGAGTGCGCGTAGATAGTGCACGTGTTTCTGACTCTATTAGTGGATTTAATAACCCTACAACTGCACCTACTGCAAGCACTATTGCTTACAGAGATGCGGCGGGTGATATTGCGGCTCGTGAAATTATTCTAAGTTCAGGTCTTTCTGAACAGACTCCTACAGTATTAACATCAATGTACCCAACGACTAACCAACTGGTTCGTACAACGCCCGCGGCTGTTGCAGCAGCTATTCGAGGAGCTGCATCTGGCTCATGGGGTATCAATATTACAGGGACAGCTCAAAATGGAAATCATTTAAATTCTACTAGAGATACTCCATCTGATTCCTTACAATATTGGCAAGCTCCAGGTCTTGGTACAACTGAGGCACCGTCAGGTGATTGGCACAACACAATAAGAATGGGCCACGGATCTCCATTATCCTATTATAGCAATACACTAGCTATTCGTATGACTGGCGCAGGTCTGGGTGATATATATACACAAACAATTGCTGGCGGTGTCGCGCAAGGCTGGAAAAAACATTGGAATGATGGAAACGATGGCGCTGGATCTGGTTTAGATGCTGATTTACTTGATGGTGTTCAAGGTACAAATTATTTTCGTTGTGATGGTACATATCCAAACACTGACATGAACACAACTGTCGAAGGATATTGGCATGTTATTAATACTGCGTCGAATCTTCCTGTTGCTAATTATGGTCATAGATGGGATTGGGACCATCTTAATAACGGGCAGTGGGTATTCCAGATGTACTCGCCGACTAGTGGCAGTGCAGATCTTTGGATTAGACACAAGAGAGATTTTGTTGCAACAACTTGGCAGAAAGTTTGGACTTCAGTAAACGACGGTGCTGGAAGCGGTTTAGATGCTGATACTGTTGATGGTTTGCATCCAACCAATGCTGTAGGTGCTAATACAATTGTAACGCGCCAAGAAAACGGTTATACTTTCCTTAACTATATTAATAGCAATACCGGTGATAGTGAAAACCCAACCATTGGACAAGTCATCACTATTGCCAACAACAATGATGGTTATTATAGAAAATCGTCACTGTCACACTTTGCATCTTCTCTCGGTCCAAACTCTATAGAGTGGTCCGGTGTTCAGTATTTCCGATCTAACAAAAATACAACAGATACCGGGCAAGCACTGCAGGCATATTCGACATCCGGTGGTGCAACCATGTCCTTTCACCGCAGTGGTGTATTTGCTGTTAATATGGGACTTGACTCTGATAATGTATTCAGAATCGGTGGTTGGTCGGCTTCAGCTAATCTACTTCAAATGGATATGTCCGGCAACCTAACCATGTTGAATAATATCACGGCTTACTCTGACCTTCGTCTTAAGAAAGATATTACCAAGATTGACAATGCACTTGATAAAGTAATGCGTTTAAATGGATATACATATAGTCGTATAGATACTAATATAAGACAAATGGGTGTAATTGCTCAGGAAGTAATGAAAGTGATTCCTGAGGTTGTGCTTGGTTCTGAAGAAACCAATTATAGTGTTGCTTACGGTAATATGGTTGGCCTCCTGATTGAAGCAATCAAGGAACAACAAGCATATATAAATACACTAGAAGATAAAATTAATATCATTCTACAAAAACTAGAGGATAAATAAAAATGGCACTTACTTATACTTGGAAGATTAAAAGTCTGAAGAAGCAGGACGATCCTTCTGCAGAACTCAATGATATCATCGTCCAAACATATTGGGAATGCACAGGAACTGACGAAGACGATAATTCGGGCACGTTCAGCGGTGCAACTCCATTCGAACCAGATCAGGTAGATCCTGACGAATTCACCACATACGAAGATCTTACCGAAGCTCAGGTTCTTGGTTGGATTCAAGCTGTGGTAAATGGTAATCCTAGTTATAAGGCTCACATTGACGAGCAGATCCAAAAGCAGATCGATGCTATCGTTCGTCCGATGACTGAAGTCAATGCTGATGCTCTACCATGGGCACCTCCAGGTTCAAATACAGTTCCAACTCCAACCCCAGTGTCTAACACTGTTTCATCTAACACAACCCCAACTGCCAATACATAATTCAAGGAGAATATATCATGGCTACTAATCCAGAACTCGATCCAATGCTTGCTGAAAATCAACAGGCTCAGGCTCAACAGGCACCTACTGTAACACTCACTGTAGACGTCAATGAATTGAACGTTATTATGGGTGGACTACAGGAACTTCCACACCGTGTGGTCGATCCTGTTCTTAAGAAACTTTTCCAGCAGGCTCAAGCACAACTGGGCCAGCCACAAGGCTAATCAATAAGGAATAGTGCCGGATGCCATTACCTACTGGCACAATTAGTATGGCTAACGTAAACGTCGAACTTGGTCGTAGCTCCACTGCTACGATCAGTTTGAACGAAACAGCTGTGCGTACTTTAGCTGGTAAAGCATCCGGCACTATTTCTATGAACGATCTGCGTGGTAAATCTGCAATTACTTTCACACCTGCTTCAGGGACTGCATTAAGCTCAACGGGTCAAACAGCAGCTTCAGTTGGGGTAGCATCTAGCGCAGCGGTTACATTTGCACACACTGTAACTACAGTATCTTTTGGAACCGTATCTGTCATAGCCAACTCAACAGTCATTGACGTCTTCCTTGACTCCGAAACCTATTGGGATGATCTCAATATGAATGGGATTTTGGATTTCGACGAAACCGGTTGGTATTCTGCTAGTGCTAACGGCACCATTACAGCAACATCGGGCGGTAGTACGATAGGTTCGTGGAATTGGTCGTTGAGTACTACAGGACAAGAACCTGGTAGCGGAGGTATTTAAGGGCTAAGTTGCCGGCAACTGCTAGATCAATGGGACTTCAGCCAATCAGCAACTGGTGTTCTATGAATAAATAAATAGAATCAAAACAGGATGTCGAGATGGCTACACCAACAACAAAAGCTGAGTTTAAAGAGTATTGCCTACGCAAACTAGGTAAGCCAGTGATTGAGATCAACGTTGATGACGATCAGGTAGATGATCGTATTGACGAAGCAATCCGTTACTGGTACGACTATCACTTTGATGGTTCGGATAGAATCTATTACAAGCATCAAGTGACCGCTGACGATAAAGCCAACAAGTACATCACACTGCCTGAGAATATCATTGGCGCAGTTCGAGTTTTCCAGATTGGCGATCCATCAATTCGTGCCGACGATCTTTTCAATATTCGTTATCAGATTGCTCTGAACGACCTCTATACATTGACAAACGTTTCTCTCGTTCCTTACTATATGGTAATGGAACATCTTGCGCTTGTAACAGAGCTTCTTGTGGGCCAACAACCAATTCGTTACCAACGCCATAAAGACAGACTCCATGTTGATATGGACTGGAATACAGTTCCACCAGGTACGTTCCTGCTTGTTGAAGCATATGAAGTAGTTGATCCAAACACATGGACAGACGCATGGAATGATCGTTGGCTTCAGAATTATGCAACTGCGCAGATCAAGAGACAGTGGGGTTCTAACCTGACAAAGTTCACTGGTATGTCTTTACCAGGTGGTGTTCAGTTTAATGGCGAAAAGATCTACGACGACGCTACGGAAGAATTAAGAAGAATGGAAGACGAGATGATCTCATCATATTCTCTTCCAGTTCTTGATATGATCGGATAAGATCTTGACTACCAATTTCTATTTCAATAACTTTACAAATAGCCAAGAACAGGTTTTGATTGAAGATCTCGTACTCGAGTCTATCAAGATCTATGGCCATGACATGTACTATTGTCCTAGAACATTGATAGCCAAAGATGATATCTATGGTGAAGATACAATTTCAGAATATAAGTCTGCTTATTACATCGATCTTTACATTCGTAACTTTGATAGCTACGAAGGTGATGGTAACTTCTTGTCTAAGTTTAATCTAGAAATTCGTGATCAGATGACTCTCACAGTTTCTGTTCGTAACTTTATGAATGAAATTGGAAATATTGAAATGATCGATCGTCCACAAGAAGGCGATCTCATTTACATTCCAATGCTTGATCGTTTACTTGTTATCAAGTATGTAAACAAGAATCCAGTATTCTATCAAATGGGCGCAATCCAGATGTATGATCTGGTTTGTGAAATGTTTGAATACAGCTCAGAAAGATTCAATACTGGCATTGAAGCAATTGATAGCATTGAAACTAATCTTTCACTCGATGCTTCTGAATATGCTCTTCTAACTCAAGATAGATATATTATTACAGACCAAGATGGATATCAAATTGTTCAGGGTGGTTATAACTTTGAAGAACAAGCAAGAGATCCATACGAAGATAATACAGAATTTGAAACTGAAGGTGAAAGCATTCTAGACTGGACTCAAATCGATCCATTTAGTGAAGGGAACGCATAATGTTCGGTCGTACATGGCATCATGATACACTTAGAAAATATGTAATTCTATTCGGAACTATCTTCAATGATATCTGGATTACAAGAGATAGTGTTTCCGGTGAGTCAATTCAGACTCTCAAAGTTCCACTTTCTTATGGACCAAAAGAAAAGTTTCTGGCAAGACTTGAAGGCAACCCAACTCTTGCAAATAAAGTTGGTGTAGTACTTCCACGTATTTCTTTTGAGATGACGTCATTTACATATGACCCTGATAGAAAACTGAATACACTGAATAGAATCTATAAGCAACCAACAAATAATGGTTCGGATGATCGCGTATCTTATCAGTATATGCCAGTGCCATATAACATTACATTCCAAATGTCAATCATGGTAAAGAATGCTGAAGATGGAACAAGAATCGTTGAACAGATTCTTCCATACTTTACTCCAGACTGGACCGCTACTGTAAATCTAATACCAGAAATTGGTGCAACATTCGACGTTCCAATTATTCTAAACGATATAAATGTATCTGATACATATGAAGGTAGCTTTGAAGAAAGAAGAGCTATTGTCTGGGATCTGACATTTACATTGAAGGGATACATCTTTGGTCCAAGTAAGAAAACAGGTCTTGTCAAGTTTGCTACAGCAAATATGCGACTTACAGATTCACCTACAACAGCCAATGCTTCGACTACAGCAAACACAGTAATAGTTACTGCCAAGCCAGGACTTCTGGCAAATGGTTCACCAACCAGCAATGCATCAGCGTCTATTGATTATCTTGAAATTAAAGCAACAGATAACTATGGATTTATTAATGACTTTGAAGAGAATATCTAATGAGTAATGAAATTTCAAATATTGGCAAGGGAAGTCTTCCTGCTGTCATTGAAAGAAAAGCAATTCCACAAGTTGAAGCGGATTTTGATTACGCTCGTGAAAACATGATGGAAGTAATTAACAAGGGACAAGAAGCTCTCTTTGATCTCATGGATGTGGCTCGTCAAAGTCAACACCCAAGAGCTTATGAAGTTCTTGCTACTATGATGAACACTATGGTAGGAGCCAGCAAAGACTTGCTTGATCTCCAGGCCAAGAAGAAAAAACTTTTGGAGGACGACCCAGAAGCTACGCCTCAACAGGTTACAAATAATCTATTTGTCGGATCAACTGCAGAGCTGCAAAAGTACTTAAAGCAAAATAAAGATGGGCAGTGAGAATTATCTAGGTAATCCTAGACTTAAAAGAGCAGATACACGAGTAGAGTATACTCCAGAACAAGTCGCAGAATATATTAAGTGTTCTGAGGATCCTATTTACTTTATCTTAACGTATTGTAAGATCGTTAACATCGATAAAGGCCTAATCATGTTCCCGCTCTGGGAATTCCAGAAGGAAATGATTCTTTCCTTTGAGGCCAATCGTTTTGTTATCTGTAAGATGCCTCGTCAGGTTGGTAAGACAACCACTGTTGCTGCTTATCTGCTCTGGAAGATCCTCTTTAACGAAGAATACTCGATTGCTATTCTGGCCAACAAGGACAGACAGGCTCGAGAGATTCTGGGTCGTATTCAGTTGATGTTCGAACACCTTCCGAAGTGGCTTCAGATGGGTGTTACCGAATGGAACAAGGGTAACATTAAGCTCGAAAACGGATCTGAAATCCTGGCATCGGCTACATCATCTTCTGCTATTCGTGGTACGTCTCAGAACATGGTATACCTGGACGAGTTTGCGTTCGTTCCTACCAATATTCAAGACGAGTTCTTCGCTTCGGTTTATCCTACCATTTCATCCGGTCAGAGCTCGAAGGTTCTAGTCACGTCGACTCCAAACGGTATGAACATGTTCTATCGTATTTGGACTGAGTCTGAAGAAGGTAGAAATGCTTATGCTCGTGTTGACGTTCA